TTATTCCCACACTCCTGTTTCTTCCATTTTTTGAGATTCTTTAAAATAAGAATCCCAATCTAATGCAAGTCTAAAACTTGGTTCTATTTTTCTAATTTCATCAGAAAATTCTTTTAATAAAGTCGCTCTTTCTTTATCAACGTCAACTGTTTCAGTTAATACATCTAAAGTTACATATGAATTTACAATATATCCTTTCATTTCTTCATTATAGTTGTTGGTTTCTTTTAAATATTCAAGTATGAATTCTGATAGTTCTTTTTTTAATTCGTCATCTTCATTCATATCTTTTAAAATTCTAGAAAACGATAAAAGGAAATTTTGACTTTTGTTATTTTTATATTTTTCTTTATTTAATTGTAAATTCATAATTGCTTTACAACCATCAGTATAGAAAATCTCTTGATTTTCAGATACGAATTTATAATTAAATTCGTTTTCATCTCTTAAGAAATTCACAAAGTCAATCACTGCATTCACTAATAAACCGTTTTTCATATCTTTTACTAACATTTTACATCTCTCCTTTTCTTCATTCCTTATCTTGATTATAGTATATACTATAATCAAGTAAATGTCAACAACTTTTTTAAAAAAATAAAAAAAGAACAGAAATAAAATCCTGTTCTTTTTCATAATTACATTCTGTTTCGATTAAAAAATTTCATTTTTATTTTATAATCTAAATTTACATTTCAATTTGTTTCTATTAATATTTTCTTGCTACATTCAATATAACATATATCCGACACGGTGTCAAATATTTTTTATAAGGAAACGTTATAATTTTTAGTTAAAAAATCCTTTATTTTCAATGAATGTGTTAACAGTTTGTTATCATTAAAATAGAAAAATATAGATTTTATCGATGTTTTAGAGTTCTTTTTCAAAACTGATAAAAGAATAATTTTTTGTGCAATTTTTAATCGTATAGAAAAAATAAGAGTTTGACTTTTTTTTAAAATAGGAGTGATACTTGAATAGTAGCAGATATTTTTTAAAAAAGAAAATCATAGAGTTCATGTACGGAATTTTTTTCAAAAAATAAAAAACGGGTAAGCCTTACGACCTACCCTATTTATCCCTCACTTGCTCTAATGCTTTTTTTAATTTCTTCGGAATTGGCACTCCACATTTTGCACAATTCTCTATAATACTTAGCATTTCTGTTGCACAGTAGAATAAACCTACTAAGCTACGAAAGCCAATACCTGGGACAAGCTTGTGCATAAGAGAGGCTCCGCACAACAAGACTAAAATTAAAAATTTTTTCTGTAATCCTTTGTATGCTCTTTTAGAATTTAAATTCTTTTGCCTATACCCTACCCATAGACCTGTCAGATAGTCTAAGAACATTAATGTTAGTAAGACCTTAGCTAAGAGGTCAAATCCGCCTATTAGCCATACGAGAAAGCCTATCCACCCTGTCCAACATAATGCTAAGTATGCTTTTGTCAATCCAATCATCTAACCTCCTACTTTTTCCCTGAAATTTTAGTAGCTCCTTTGTAAGTAAATAGAAAGCCGACAATCGTTAATACTACAGTGGTGTAATCTCCACTGATATGCACGATTGGAGCCTCTCGTCCGATTTGCCCATTTATGAAATCTGATAAAAATATCATAAAGTGCATTAAGAAAAAGCCAAAGAGGATAAGGGGAATGATAGCGTCTCTTACCCGTGTACCTAACGATTTCACATACTCTGTTTTTGCTTTTAATTCCTCTACTTCCGTTTTTGCTAGTTCTACTTCCAATTGCTGTCGCTGGTCCGCAGACATCGGGATTCTTTTTTCTACAACGTCTAATACTTTATCTATCACTTTCTTCCCAACTGCACTACCGAATACACTTGCTAATGTTACACTCATATTTGTACCTCCTGGATATACTTTACAAAGAAATCAACTACATCACTCTCAATAGAAAATTTCAAACTCTCATCAGGATTGCTGCCAAAGAAAGGTTCTACTAGGATATAAGTATCTTTGCTATGACAGATACCATATCCACCTCTTGTATCGTCTGTTTTTACAGGAATAATACCCCGTATTTTGCTCCCAAATACATTTTGCAATCTTGACATAAAGATACTTGCTAGTTCTTGTGCTTGTTCGTTCTTGTAATAGATTAAGCATTCACAACCATTCGCTTGTTCAACGCCTGCGTTAAAATGTAGCTCCAAACAATATTTGTAGTTGTGTTTATTGAGTTCTTGCAGGACTTCTCGCATTTCCTGTCCATAGTACTGCTTTGGCTTTCTTTCGTATACATCAACAAGTTCGGGTATCTCTGCTTGTATTTTTTCTGCTATTCTTTTCCAATAGTCGAATTCGCTTCCAACAATAGAGGAGTAAGCCCCTCTACTTCTTTGATTATGTCCTATGATTAAAGCTATTTTCATTCTTCTACCTCCTTATATTCCCAATAAGCATAGACTTAAGATAATGCTTACATACATTACTCCGAATAAAAAGCCTAGTATGAATCTCATATCCGCCTCGAGAAACATATCCCTCACTTCCAAGACATGCCTCCATAACTTCCTCTTTTTTTTACACTCCCCATTTGATTTTCTCAATCTCTTCCACGGTTTCTGCCTTTTCTAGCTCTAGCCACATTCTTTTGTTGTCTTCAAAGATAGCTTTTTTTCTAGCTCCCCATATCGCAACAACTTCTAATAGTTCTTGCACTGTAAACTCGTGGTAAGAATTGTCTTTCATACGCCATTCGACCTTATCGGATTGTTTAGCTTTTCCCAACATCATCAGAAAGCCATATTGTTCAAAGTTATGGATATCTGTATATTCCCGCGTTTGGAAAATAAATCCCTTGTAGTTCGTATCTTTGTCTATTTTTAGTTGCCGTTCTACTTTCCATTTCTCGTTCACAATGTCCTTGACCTCTTTGATATCCACTTCCCACTCTTTCCCATTCCATGTATGCCATCTACTAGGTTGGTCTAGCGTCTTGAAGTCTTGCGATGTTTCATCAAAGATTTCGCCGATTTTCAAGGTATAAAGCCCATTGTCGTACAGTTCTTTCTTTGTTTTTCTTCGTACTTCTTGTTTCTCTTTGTCGTAAAGAAATAAATCAATATCATAACTTTCTTCGATTTCTAAGGCGATAAATGTTTCTGTTTCTGTGTTTTCTGGTGTTTTTTCATCTAAATCCAAAACGTTGTAAGGTATCATATTTCCTTGTTTTAGGTCTTGTACTCTAAATATATATTTCTTCATATCCTACTCCTTTGCTGTTAGTCGAATCTCAATTCCTTTTCCTACTGAGCTCTGTATTTTTTTAATAATGTAATCATCATAGCCAAAATATCGGTATTTCGTGTAATTTGCTTGTTGTAACGTAATCACACGGTCTTCATATTCTAACGTCACTTCTTTGAAATATGGTTTAGTATCTTGCGTTTTTAGTGTAATATAGCTGTCATAGGCAAAGAAAAAAGTGATGGTTTTTCCGTTTAATTTTTGAGGAGTAATACTCCCCAATCTTCCCAAGGCATATCCATAATCTCCATCACCATTTCTCTCTACGACTAATTTATACACGTTTTCTGCAGATTGTTTATAGCAATCCTTTAAAGAAATGGTTCCGCTTGGTTTTTTTGCCAATGCTCTTACTCGATAATCGTTTAGTGAGATAGGTCCATACACTCCTAAATTTTGTCTAATATCGTTTAGTGAGATAGGTCCCTTGCTAGGAATTGCCATACTTCTCCACCACCTTTTCTAATCTCTCTATTCTTTCTAATAGAGCTTTATTGATTTCGATACATAATCCCACTAAAGCATTGTAATCCACTGATTTATATCCTTGATTTTGCACCGCTTGTGGCAATATTTTTTCCACTTCTTGTGCAATCACTCCAGCTGTTTTTTTGCCATTTTTCTTCCATTCGAATGTAACTCCTCGGATTTCTCTTAGCTTTTCCAAAGGATTTTCAATGTTTTTAACGTTCTTTTTTAGTCGGATATCGGAATATGCCGTCACGTTGCCTTGAGACAGAATATCTCCTTTTACGGTTAGATTTCTTTGGAATGTTGTGGATTCATCTAATTTAGCGAGATTAGAAGTATCTACAGAATTACTGTTTCCTGGTTCTCCTTTTAAGTTCTGGTAAGCGTAGTTAGAACTTCCCTCTTGTCGGATTCCTAATTCTGTGCCTCGCCACTTAAATTCAAGCCCTTTTCCATCTTCTCCTTTCTGACCTTGTTGTCCTGCGACCGTCGGAATCTCTACGACAGCACTTTGACCATCGCCATATTCCAATCGAACCTGGTTATTATTCAAAGGTGTAACAGATGTAACACCAACACCTCGTTCTCCCTTTGGTCCTCGTGTTCCCGGTTCTCCTTTTTCCCCCTTAGGTCCTTTCAAATCCTTGTAGGAATAACTCGAATCTCCCTCTTTTCGTACGCCTAATTCCGTTCCTTTCCAGGTAAATTCTAAGTTTTTTCCAGGATTTCCTTGAACTCCTTGTTCCCCTCGTAATCCTTGCTGTCCTTGTGGACCTGGTTCCCCACGTTGCCCTTGGCTTCCTTTTTCTCCTGTATATCCTCGAGGTCCCTGCTCTCCAACAGGTCCTCTTTCTCCTGGATTTCCTTTCTCCCCTCTATCACCTTTTAGGTTCTTTTTTTCTTGTTGAATGTAATCTTTTAACTCTTGCTTAATACTATCCCCCTCCGCTCGAATAGAGGTTGTGGTAATCTCGATGGCTTGTGTAATAGCTTGCTCTACTTGGGCATTACTAAACGCCTGCCCTAGCTTGGTTTCTTTCGTTTTAATCGTAATATCCTCTAGTGTCACACGATTGCTACCGCTTACTAAAGTGATTCTTAGTGTTGTCCAACCATTGACCGTAAAGCAACTATAATGAATTGGAAATGTAACTTCATCTTTACTAGAAATTCTTACTGTTTCTGCTGAATACTGTCCGTTAGGAAGTAAGTATTTACATTCTAAATTCTTCCCTTGTAAGCTACTCTCTCCGAACATATATAGAAATTTTAAGTGGATATGCGGTAGTCCTTTATCTCCAGTCGCAAAGATATGTCCATCCACCACTTCACAGCGATTGGAATGGACTAAAACATTTGTGATATGTTGCATTTCTTATCTCCTTTCCTCAAGATGAATCTCTTGAGAATGTAAATCTTTTAAAAATCTCACAAAATTATCTAGCAATATTCTTGAAATAGAGCTATCTCGGAATGTCGCACATAAATATCCGTATCCACTTTTGTAAGATATAATTTCTAAATTACTACATAGATATTGAGATACAGCGGACACGGCGTGGCAAATATAACTGTTTCCATGCCCTTGTACATTCAACGCATTCTTTTCAAGAATAATCTTTATCACAATTCCCCACCTGCTAATGCTTGATGAATTGCTTTTCTTTTTTGCTCAAACTCTTCCTTTGTGATGATTTTCGGCTCCTCTAAAGTTTTAAAATAGTTTTCTGTATCGTAAACAGATTGGACAAAGGTTGTTCCATAAAGCATTAACACCCCCAACTCTTGCACTCCCGCTGTCATTCCATGGTTGTCCTCGAAATACCAAGTTACTTTCTTTTCTTTCCCAAGTGTCTGAGCTGTTTGCAAAGCAACTATGTTTGCCACCATGTAAGCAATGTCTTTATCTCTGCAGCGTTGCCTATGTCCTTGATAGTCAAATCCATACTCTAGTACTTCCTTTTTGATTTTATCGATATTTTCTTCACAATATTTCTTCAACCCCTCTTTATCTTTTACAATCCAAACTCCTTTTACAAACACATGATATGGGCTTGGTCTGTCTTTTTGAGAAAAAATCACATCATTTTCACGGTCATATGCCCAGTCATTTGGAAAGTTATTGTCCTCGCTAATATACTCAATAGCATCTTGAGTGTTTGGATTAGAACGGTATGCTTCTAGTGGTATTTGAATAGCATATTCTCCATATATTACAACCGCATTATCCCTCACTAACGCATTTCTACTTACATAAAAATATTTCATATTCCCTCCTTAATCGCAGCTATGGAATAGAGTTACTCCCTTAAATTCATACTTACCATAACTGTATAAATTCTCCGGTCTATTTGTACATCTATCTAAACAATATTCATTCTTGCAACAAATAAAATCCTCTTTCATAATATTTCCTAGCTTGCTATTTGGATTTCTATGACAAGCTAAATAATCCCCATTGTAGTTGATAAAACAATTCGTTCCACTCACAAAACATACGAATTTACTGTTGTAATCCACAGGTAATTCTATGCGGAAATCACTTCCTAGAACACTTTGCAATATTCTTTGAACATGCTCCATTTTCTGAATGTGTTCTAGTTCCCACTTGCTTGACATATCATATTTGAATTGTAGCTTTTCCTTATAATGATTCGCTAAGAATGTAATTCTACTTTCTGTCAATTCATCAATATTTTCTTTTGTTACAACATATCGAAAAGAACTTTCTTCGTTCAGTTTTGTGAAATCTCCATGCTCCTTATTCGATAGTAAATTCCCTATTGAGCGTCCCCAATATTCTTGTAGTTCGTAAAAAGTCCCACGTAGACTTCCGTTTGTACTAATCGATAAACACGTCCTATCTTTATCTACCCTATCCATAATGTACTTTATTTTGTCTGCATATAGTAAAGGTTCTCCTCCAAAGAAATTGATGGTGTGACTTCCTTCTAGTTTGTTGTATCTCTCTAAAAATGTATCAATAATTTCATAAGACATTTCTTTATCGTTGCAATGCTCTTTGAGCTGATAACAGTAAGAGCATTTTAGGTTGCAGCGATAGCCTAAAATTAACTTAAATTCCATAATCCCTCCTAGTCTATTTCCATAGCAATGTAAGATACTTCTCCTTCTCCCAACGAATCCTCTATTTTAGAAGACGTGTAGGATGATGTGATGTTATAACCTTCAAAGCTAGCTTGGGAAAATCTCTTTAGCTCGAATTCATGATAGATAGACACATGATAATAATACTCAATATAACTATCTGAACCTGCCCCTACCCTTCTTCCCCTTTTATAGAAATCAGTTCCATTTATTCCCATTCTTGGTTCTGTGAATGTAACGACAAGTTCCACTCTGACATTTGTTCTATTTGTAAAATTTCTTCGTATATTCAACGCATGCGTAAAATCTTGCTTTTCCATATAGTAATAATGTTTATATGGGTGGAAGTTTAGTGTGACTTGTTTTGAAAAAATAGTCATATTAAACTCTCCATTAACGTATTCTTTTAATTCGATCGTGAATGTCGGTTTTATGTAAGTAATTCCGATATTGTATCTCCTTTTATCCATTTCCCAAGTATCTTCATTCGAATAGCTATATTTGTGCCCATACACAAATTCAAATAATTTATCCACATATTCAGAAGAATTGAAATATTTGGGATTTACTCCGTCAGAATAGCTATTCGTAGAATCTGATATGTCGGCATTTCGTGGATAAAAATCTGTGTGCGGAAAAGTAAAGCCAAACCCCTCAATCGTGTATTGATAAATGTTGGAATAACTAACTACCGTCCCTACCGTCTTAATATTTTTAGGAGTTTCATAAGTTTCTCTTGTTCCCCCTATAAAAAATTTATAAACACATGCAGAAACATATTCTGCATAGCAGAACGCACTTGCCATATTTCCACCGAAATTGACGGCTTTTATCGTTGGCATAACCAACAAAGGTTCTTTCATATCTGTAAAATGAACTACCCCTTTTCCTTTGGAATCGGTAGAAATACTTCCATATCGAATATTTCCTATCCGAGTTACTTTTTTCTCTACCCCGTTTATAGTTCTATAAATAGATAAATTTCCACTGTTTATCTCTAATCTCTCGTTTGTTCCTTTGCTTACGATATTGACGTTTCCGTCAAATACAGTTCTTCCCGTTATTACAAAATCCCCATTTTGCAAAGCTGTTTCGTAACTGTCCAATCTTCCTGTTGCTTGTTCTTTAAAATTTGTAACATCTCTTACCGTTTCTTGATATTGACCTTGTAAAGCTGTCCATTTTCCGTCTGCGTTTACAAGTTGTGCATTGATTTCTTTTTTTGCAGTATTCAATTTTTCTTCTAAGTCTCGCTTATTCTCGCTATCCGCTTGTGCCAAGTTATTGATATTTCTGTCCAGTTCTTCCTTATTCTGATTTACCTTACCCTCAACTTCATTAGCTTTGGTATCGTCTGTATAAGATAAAGCTCGCCAGTCGTACACGCTAAATTGTCCTTTTTCTTTCGTTTGCCGACAAACTTGGACTTTATCATTCTTTACCCACAAATCTCCCTCATCGTAGGGTGGTCTTGGAGTCTCTACGAATACACGACGTTTCTTGTCCGCCGTATCCTTTGCTTTCCGTGCTTCTTCTAAAGCCTTAGCAACGTCTGTATCTGCGATTTCTGTCCATTTATACGTACTGTAATATCCGTTGCCATCTTTCATAAATCGATAAGACTTCCCGTTTTTGCTATAATACAAGTCTCCTACGTGCTTTTCTTTCTCAGATGTCGTTGTCCAATCGCTCGCAGGCTTGTTATACAGGGTAGGCTCGTCATCGTAGAACCACGTTTCAATCACGCCATCCAACTGTGATTTTATCGATTCAATGTCTGTCTGAATGCTTTGTGTGAATTGTTGCAACTTCCCATCTGCATATTTCTGTGCAGCACTTTTCGCTTCTCTTGCTTTTTCTTCTGCATAATTCTTTGCCAAATTCAACTTTTCTTCTGCCTGTTTCTTTGCTTCCGTTGTTGCATTTTTATCTGCTCTTATTTGTTCGGCTTCTACTAAAGCATCTGCATATCTTTGAGCTGCCTCTTTACTTTCTTGTGCTTTTTGATTAGCATTTCTTTCCGCGGATTGTATTCTGCTTTCTAAATCTCTCTTATTTTCTCGGTCTGCTTGAGCTAGATTGTTAATATTTTTATCGACATCGCTTATCTTTTTTGACAAATCTTTTCCATCTACACTTGCTTTAGAACTTCCCTCTTTTAATTCGATAGAAAATCCATTACTTTCATCTCCCACTTTAAAATACACATCATCAGGAACTTTGGTTACATCAGTAACACCCATATAGAACTTTGATTTCATTTTTCTAGGATTCCAAGGGTCTTTGACATTCCATTCCAATAAGTTGTTGGCATTAGAAAGCCGTATTGCTCCTTGTTTATCTAAGCTTACTTCTGCAAGAGTTCCATTTTTTGCTCCAAACTTTTCATCATTATTGGTCAAGAACAATCCTGCTCTTTCATTAGCTTTCTCTATCTTTCTTCCCATTTCTAACTTTGCATTTTCTAGGCTTGCATAGTGTCTTAGAGCTGGGAAGATATCATCTTCACTTGCAGGATTCCAACGATAATTCAACCAAACTTTGTAAGTATTCGACTTAGGATTGTACCAAATATCATGGTTCTTCATACCACTTTGTGGTTCATATTCCTGTACAAATGCTTTTGCCATAATCTTTGTATTGATTGTATTATTAATGTTAGATATTCCTGTTTCAATTTTTTCAATATCTCGATTGGCTTTTTTTAGAGCTTCACGAACGATACTGTCCACTTGCTCCCATTCGCTACCATTCCAACGCTTCCATATCCCGTCATTCTTAGTATCTATCCAAATATCTCCAACATTAGGCTTTTGGGGGGCTTTATCTTGATAAGAAATGGTTACTAACTTAGAGTTTGTAGATTGCATATACGATTCTAATTGTTTTTTTGTATCCTCATCTTTCATAGGCTTCCAAACAAGTTTGTTTCCCTCTTTTACCAGAATTTCCATAGAATTGTTAGAAATGTACATATCCCCGATATTTTTATCCGTTAGAGTGTCTATAGGTGGTTTTAACGTATAGATTTTTACTTTACTATCTTGAATACCTTGTGTTAAATCTTTCATTTGCCCTGTGATTTTTTCTAACTCTTTATCCACAGTTTCCATGACTTCTTTTTTGTTATCCTTGATTTCATCTTTGATTGAAGACAAGTCGATAAACTGTTCTTTCGAGTTTCCACTCATTTTTGATACCATTCTTATGCTGCCGATTTCTTCCTCTACTGCGATTCCTTGTATTTGCATTCTAAAGTCCATGGTCTTTAAAGAAATTTGAATATTTGTAACTTCAATCACAGTATGAATATCTTCTAAATCAAAAGCATATCTTCCGCCTAATTGAATTTGATGTAGAAATGGAGTACTGAAATTGTATTCTTTTTTATTTACAATCGTTTTTTGCATAAGTCTTTTTGCCACAAATTTTGCTTGTTCTTCTGTTTGTAGCAAAGTAATTTTATTTATAGTTGTAAAATTCTCTTGATGTTTTTCTCTGATATTCGGAAACATTACTTGCACTTCGTTGTCGGGGTACATTGCTAATGGAATTCCTTTAATCTCAAAACAATCGACATACAACTTATGCGAGTATGGATTATAGAACTTTACTTCTGCTCCTGTTTCTTTCCAACTCACGATTTCATAGTGCTGTCCTTTTGCTAATTCCACATCAACCTTTGAGCTTGGGTCCTCTGTTGTAAAATAATATCCTGTTGCTTTTGTCAACGTCGGATTGTTTACCGCAGACGTTGTAAATTTTATTCTCATTGTCGGTACTTCGGTATCTTGCTTGGTATTTGGTTCTGTAATTATCTTTTTTTGCAGATTAAACACCACTTGATTGTCTAGTTTTTCAAACTTATCATAAACAACCCGTATTCCGTTCTGCAATACCTCTCTTTGACGTTCTTCCACTCTCGTGATAATATTAGTCCTGTTAAAAGAGAAAGCGTTGTTAATCGTTAAATTACGAGGTCGAAAGTATAACTTTTTATTATTTACATACAATATTCCGTCCGTTGCCTCGATAAAGGCTTGTAGTTTATCTACCCAACGACTTTTTTCTTCAAAATAGACAAAAGGTACTCGGATATGCTTTCCATTTTCGTAAACTACATCTTCAAAGTCCATTTGGTCCTCTCGGAATCCTAAATTGGTTGCGATTTGATAAAGCAACGAATTTTGCTTGTCTTTTGTATTACATAAATACATATCATAAAAAGTAATACTCTCTGCTACTACCTTTTCAAATAGTTTTCCATAACTATCTTTAATAGAATATTCCCACGTTTCTAAGCCTGTATAGTCTTTTATCCTAACAGGAATGCTTGCTTGTCCTTGTAGGGTATACAAAGTATTACCTACATCGTCGAACACGGTAATTTCTACCTCATTACCCTCGTTAATAAGTTTCTCCTCTAATGTAAATCTCGCTTCCATTGAAGATATGATTTGAGTGTTCGGGAGTGCGATGTTGCACTCCGATACCCAATCTGTAATATCTTTGTTTTGAGAGAGGTTTCTCACTCTCCCGATGTAATTTCTGTATTGCAGTGTTGATAGTTGCATACTACCTCCTAGTTACTTCCATTTGGTTTTTTTCTTTGTTCCTCCCAACATTCTGTCCACATTCTTCTTATTTTTCCGTTAAAATCTTCGATACCATAAATATCTCCGTTGTAAGTGTTGTTGAATGTGAAATTCACATTTGCCGCCTTATCGGTATAGTAAGCGTTTCCAAGTTTCGTTTCTTCTTTTGCAAGGTTACTGATAGCATCAAATCCTCCAAATCCATTTGCTTCCATCTCATACCCGAATTTTTTCATAATACTTTCAGCTAGATTAAAAGCTTCCTTGAAGTTTCCAGCTTTCTCGAGTTTACTTCGTAAATCTTCCGTATCAATAAATTTCTCTATCATTCCTCGATACAATGCACTTTCGCTGAATGCCCTTACTAAACCGTTTTTTGTACTGTCATACAAAGATTTTCCCAGTGTTTCCGTAAAGCTCTCATATTTGTGACTTTCTAAACCTGCAGACATGGCAGCCGATAAAGAAGCCGTAAGGTCATTTAAACGTTTGTTAAAATCACTTTGAGGAAGTAACTTATTGATAATGGATAAATCCACTCCACTGTCAAGCAATTGCCTTTTAATCGTATCTAGCGACTTTTTAATTTCTTTTTCCGAAAGTTCCAAATTTTTAAATTTTGTAAAATCAAAGTCAGATAATAGGTTTGAGAAATCCAGTTTTCCACTTTTTTTCACATCTAACAGCTTATCTGAAATCTTCTTAAACATTTCAGACATGTAAGAATCAATATCACTAAATGCGACATCATAAGCTACAGAACTTGCATTTTTGTATATCTTCTCAAAATAGCTCTTAGCAGCCGTTAAGAATCCGCCGTTCCCAGTAGCCAGTCCCTCAATCGCATTGTTTCTCACATCTAGCATAGAAGTGACAAGAACTTGATTGTTCTTTGCCATTTCCTTGATGGTTTCGGTATATTTTTCTCCAACTAATCCCAATTCCTTGAATTGTTCCGTATACTCTTTGATGAGCTCTTTTTCGGTTCGAAATTCCATTCCAGCAAAACTTTCTAAAGTGGACCCCCGAAACAAATCTGCTTTTTCTTTTTCCAAGAACTCCAATTGCTTTGTAAACTCATGAACTTGCTTCTTCCATTCTTCAATAGAGGATTCTGTCAGATTTCTTCCAGTAGCCCGTCTTAGAGTTTCGTGATTCACCTTCTCTAATGCTTTATCCAACTGCTTCATCTCCGCATCGGTAAAAGCATCTAATTCAGTCTTATCAAAGCCTAGATATTTTAAGAGTTCCGCTTCCGAAATATCTACTTTCGTATACGTGCTTTTATGTTTGTGTCTAAATCCACTTCGGTATCTCGCTGAACCTTTTTCCAGTGCAGTAATATCTGCAAAATGTTTTCCTCCTATCATAGAATTATGTAACAAATCAAAGTTTCTTTCTCCACCTACAATCATTCGAATAGTTGGATTTTTCGCAACATCTGTCAACATTCTGTCTGCAAAACTTTTAATTCTTTCAGAATTTTGTTGGATTGCTTGTGTCAATTGTTGCAATGCGGATATTTGTTTTTTGTACGCTTCTTCGTTTTCTTTGTTTCTTGCGTCGATTTTAGCAGCCTTTTTCTTTCCACGTCTTCCGATTAGAGAGCCTATGGTAGCTGCAATTCCAATTCCAGCGGCTGCTATCCCTGCAATCGCTGCCGCTGACCCTAGAGCCGCTGCCATTCCGCCACTCGCTGCTGCGGTTCCTGACGCCGCGGATAAACCTGCCCCAGCAATACCGTCAACTCCCAAAGCTGCTGCCGCTGCTGAATTTGCCGCTGCAGCACCAGATAATCCACTAGAAGAAAATAACCCACCAATAGCTGATAGCCCACCTGACTTACTAAAATCTTTCCAAGCATTATTCAATCCGCCTATTCCATTCAGAATGCTTCCAATTCCGCCTAGAGTTTTACTTCCCGTTACATTTCCAAGCTGGCTAAAAGCATTCCCTAAAGCATTTAATGCTTCCGGCACTTTAATAGCCACTTTATTGGCTGCAATTTCCATTTTTCCAGCTGACTCTTTAAGTTTATTGATAGCTTCTATAGCTTTGTCATAATCCCCTTGTGTGATTTTTCCTTGCTTCAACAAATCTGCGTAAGTAGTTATCAATCCTTGAACTTTTTCTAACTCGACTACTTTACTTTGGTTTAGTGCTGCTAATTGTTCTGTGATTTTTTCTATCGGAATATTTTCTTTGTTATTTTTAATTTCTTCCGCTTCTCTTTGAATTCGTTCTAAATTATCAGAAATTTCTTTTGTTTTTCTTTCTAACGGAACAATAATTTCTGTAAAATTAACTTGTTCCATTTTCTTTTTCAACTCTTGCACTAAATCAGAATTATCAACTTTTTTCGCTAGTTCCAGTTGTTCTAACATTATTTTCTTACTATCTTGGATTTTCGCTAATTGCTCATCAATGGAATATTCGTGATTTCTCAAAGATACTCCCTCTAAAGCATTTTTAATCTTATTAGTTAAAACTTCAATATTGAAATTGTCAATAGCGGTATTGATTTCATTGATATTCTTCTTAAATTTCTCTTTTGCCCTTTCCAAAATATCAATTTTTTCTTGGACGTCTAAATCTTGTTTGGTTTTTGCTCCAAGTTCTGAAATCAATTCTTTGAATGGGTCTTTCTTGCTCCCCTTTTTATCCCCCTCCGGGCTATATCCTCTTTTGGCTACGCCTGAAACAGCCTCGCTTATTTCTCTTCTTAGTGTTGACCTTTTGGAAACATTCAAGCTATCTAATTGCCTTAAATAGTCTTCGTAAATATACTTTTCGTTTCTATTTCCTTTATATTTTCCGCTGTGAAATTCTTTTTGTATTTTATCTATATCTTGAATATTCAGGAAAGATTCGTAAGCTTTTTGTCTTGAGTTCTCTCTTAGAACATCGACATCAACAAATACTTTTGCATTTAGATGAATTTTTCTATTCTCTAGTCTTGCAATTTCTCGCTCCATGATTTCACGAAACTCTTTTGCCAACCTTTCGAATTCTTTTATATTGCCTTGGTTATAAGCATTTATTTTTAGATTGTTCAGTCTTTCCAAATCTGACAAAACCTTAGGGCTAAACCCCTCTAATTCTCGTAAAGGTTTTAGGCTTGTATATCCGCCTTGTTCTTTCATTTTCTGAACTTCTTTTAAAACCTCTATTTGTTTTTGCAATCCCTCTTCTGTTTCATTTAGCCATTTTTTTGTTTTTCCAAATTCTTCATTTTTAATATCTAAAATCTTTCTAATTCCGTAATATACGCTACCTAAGGCAGTGATTAAAAGACCAGCAGGATTAGTTAACAAGGTAAATCCAGCCATGATTACATCTAACCCCTTTAACGCTACTCCTAAGGCTGTAATTCCGCCTGTTACGAAAAATATACCCTTTCCAAAAGAATAGACTTTATCAATATTCTTTTCATTGAATAAGTCCTCAAAACTTTTTACATCATCAATATTCAACACTCCTGCTAAATCTTTAGCCACTCTTTCGCCTATTTCTTCTGTATAGGTCGCAACCACCATTTTAATTCTTTCTAAATTAGTCTTAGTAGTATCTAACATAGTTGTATAAGCCTTAGCTAACTGGTCATTTGGTGCGTTAGCAATCGCATTTAAAACTTCTGTATACTTCTTCTCTAAAATTGCAAGTCCACCAGCTGCCATTTTAGAACGAGTATTTCCAAACATTTCTGTCATTGCTCTGTCTGCGTCTTTTGCTTTTTCTTGAATTAGCTTTAAGGCTCCTATGATAGTTCCTCCGGACAAGGAATAATTTTTAAAATCTAGCCCACCTGTTATCTTCTTAAATTCTTTTCCTAATTTTGAACTTTCATTAGATAATTCAGATAACATTGCTCTTAGCCCTGTAGTTGCTTTATCAGTACGGATTCCACCAAGTGTCAAGGTTGCTACAGTTGCCAATACTTCATCTAAAGATACATTTGCCATTTTTGCTTGTGGGATTAAGGTTCCTAAATTATGAGCCATTTTCCCAATGGTTGTGTTTCCTAGATTTTGTGTTACTATTAATTTATTAGATACTTTCACAAGGTCATTTACTGTCATTCCATAAGTTAACATGACAGAGTTTAATAGCTCCGCTGCTTGTGTAGTGTCTGTAAATCCTGCGATAGATAACTTATTTACAGTATCCAACATTTTGTATTTATCAGGAGAGTCTTGAATAACTTGCACAATGTCATACAATGAGGAAGCCAATTCCTTGGAAGAAGTTCCGGTTTCATATGCCATTTTTCTGATGCTTGTGCTTATCGTTTCGTAACTATCTTTCGATATTGTTTGAATTTTCTTGATTGAATATTCGTAATCTGCAAACCCTTTAACCGCAAGTCCTGTAAATGTCGCCATTGCTAAGAATGTTCTTCTTGCCATTTTTTTTATTGTTTCAAAAGATTGCTTTGCTTTTTCTTGCATACTTTTAAATCTATTTTCTATCCGTTTCAAATGTTTTTCGGCGTCTTTCTGTATTTTTTCAAATAGGTTTGTACTCTTTGCCATTTCTTCAAATTCTTGAAAAGCTTTGGTAACTCTTTTCAATTCTTCTTCCATTTGTTTTACAGTTTTCCCCATAGATTTTGCCAAGCTCTCTAAAGCTTCTTTGGAATTATCTTGAAATGATAGGCTCATTTCTACTGTATGCGACATTCTTCCACCTCCTTTTAAAATGAAAGGGAAATCTGACATAGACTTCCCTTTTTAATTTTGTTGACTGGCTATTTCGTTCAATGCGTTTAATATCTCCTCTATATCTCGGATAATTTTCCAAGGATGGTTATCATACCCTAGGGCTTCTCCAAATGGAAGAAACTTCAATTCATAGTATCTTTGAGATGAAAAACCATTGGCAACATATTTTTTTACAAAGTATCGTTTATACCTGTGTATTTTCAAATATTGTCCCACTAATTTTTCATATCCCGGATAATCTTCTGAAATTTCTCTACCATTTAAGAACATATCCGCCGCCATTGATAGAAGTTTTAGCCGTTTTTTTCTTCCACTTCCTCTGCTTTCTCATCTTTCTTCACTAATTCATTAACTTCTTTAATTTTTTCTAAGGCTTCTTCTAAATTCTTAGAAGTTTCCCCATAAGCATTTTTCAAAGTCTTAGAAAATTCTTTTCTTTGCTTTGCGTCTGCGTTGTCATAGATGATATTTCCTCCTTCTGCTACTGCCACAATTTGTGTTTTTAATAAGAAGTATTCTTCTGTTTCTTCAAAAGGTTTTCTTGTATTTACTTCAATACGGGAAGCGTCTTTGTTCATTGCGTAAATTCCACCAAATCCGTATTGATATTCTCTCTTTTCCCAGAAAGACATCATTTCTTTAATTTCTACATAATTTTCTTCCGTTCCAATTTTGATTGTTTTCATCTTTCATTTCTCCTTTTTATTGAACTGTTCCAATTGCAAATGTAATAGGCGTTTTCTTTGATTGGTCGTATTGAATATCCAATTCTTGTGATAATCCACCTGAACCTTTTTTATCTGTCATTTCCACGTTAGAAGTTCCTAATCTATGTAGATATACCCCAACGTATTTTTTATCTTTTGTAATCATTTTTATTGCTGCTTCTGCCGTGTTTCCACTCAATAAATTATCATAAGCCTTTTTGTACAAAGCCTTATCATAAGCATTAAACGTCAATGAGCATTTCGCTTCAATCTTTCCATTTCTCACAGTTCTAGTCGCTTTACGACTACCAAGCCCGTACTTTGCCTCCAAATTTTGGTTAATAGTGATATTGACAGATTGTGTATTTGCTGATAAATCTTCTCCCATGTGGAACGTTGCGTCAATACAAGTCAATCTATTATCGTAATCTTCCAAAGGTTTTATCGTAGATAATTTCTTTTGACTATATCCGTATTCAAGTCCGATAACTTCTAAAGTCATAACCACATAAGCTCCTTGTGTTACTTCGAGGCTTATATTTCCAAATTGACAACCTACCAATGTTCTTTCTTCTTGGTCTTCTAAGTTTTGCTCTACAATCGTAAAGAATTTTTCTATCTTCCCACTCTCTATTGCTTTTGCAACATTTCCTACCGTTGCTTTCAATTCTGTTTCTGTAATTTCTCCTGTTCCCGAAGTAAATTTATATCCAAATCCCTCCGCTAATAATTCCAATGTCTTCACTGTCAAATGGCATGTGATACTTCCACTTGCACCCTCTGTCGCAACAAACGAATCTCCTTTATATGGACTTCCGTTAAAATCATCAGAATCAACTCTATCAAACAAAGGTTTTAAATCTGAATCGGTTACTCGAAGTTGTACCAATTCTGTTGTAGCTTTGTCCTTTTGTGTTTGAACACCAGCCCCAATCTTTAAATTCATATTCCCTCCTATCGTACTTTTCCAAGTACTTTAATTTTATAAATCCATACATCCCAAGCTACTTCTTCATGAGAGAATCGCAAAGGTTCGGTTTCTATCTCGAAACTTCGGAATATCCCGTCAATCCCTAGTAAATCTTCTGAATACAATAGCTCGATAATGCTATCTTTTTCTTCTAAGAACTGCTCTAATGATAAGGTGTCTCCCTTGAATTCTTGCTTTCTTACAAGGTTGATTGAAAAAGATATATTTTCTGTTTCGTGTTCCGTGAACCCGCCAAGCCCAACACTTTTATAATTTTCTCCGGCAGGCTCAATCCCAATCTCGTTCAAAATCACGTCATCAAAGATAGAATCTTCTAAGAATTTTATAGATACTTCTTCAAATTTTTGTTGCAAGGTTTCTTGAACCTTTTTCAAAACTTCTATATTATTCATTAAAAATCATCATTCCTTTCTTCTGTGATTTCTTGACTTCTTGTAGTTTCTTTTTGTTTTCTGCTACAGATACAAAACTTTTCAATAGTTTATTAAAAACTTCTAGTTTCAACGCCGCTAATTTTTCATTACCCATAGCCGAATAAATACGGTGTTCCGCATAAAGCTCTAAGAGAGTATCGTGTTCAGGTGTCACCTCAAGTCCCAATGTTACAGCGATACTCTCTCCCTCTTTTTTAAAGAGGTTTAAAGCTTTTTTCACTTCTTCTTCACTACCGTATTCTTGCTTCAAGAAACTTTGAATTCTCTTTGAATACTTCGTGATTTCCATACCCCACCTCTATTTGATAGTTACGGCGTATCTTTCAAATAAATCAGGTCTTACGATTAGTGGGAACGGTGCGGAAGTCGCTCCTAGTTTTTGTTGACCTGTTTCCTCATTTGCTTTTGTTTCGATAACAACAATTTCAGAACGTATCATTTCAGGCTTTCCAGATGTTCCCACATAAGACAACCCAGCGTATACAGGGAATAAGCAAAGTTCTTTGAATAAAGTCATGCTATTGCTGGTATCTGCTTCAATATCTGTGTCTGGATATGTCTCAATAGCGATTGGGAAGTTTTTTAATTCGTATTTGATTTGCCCGTCTTCCAATTTTACTTGTACCCCAAGTAAAGGATTATTCGAACTTTCAATATACGCTGCCAAGCTATCCGCAATGTTTGTCCCTACGAAAATTCTATCCGGAAGCGTTTTGTGTTTTTCCTTGTATTCGGATACTTGTTTTCTAAAGAAAGATAGCCAACTTTCAGTTTTTTCTTTATTTACTGTATTTGGTTCCGCTAATCCCAAAACAACTTCCGCTCCGCTTGCGTCCGTTGCTTTCCCTGTCAAGAATACACTAGCCGCCATGTCTTCCTTAGAGCCTTCAATTGCATTTTTAATTGTTGTTAATTTCAAAACTCTATCATACGTAGAAGCTTTCATTTTTTGCCCGTTTACAATTGCCAATTCCCCTGGTTGTTGCAAAATTGTATCTTCTGCACCAAACCCAATGGAGGCGTTTAATAAATCTGGCTTGATTGTTACTGTATTAAATCCTCCAACTTCAATTGGTTGCAAAACGGTCCCTCTTGGTACCAATTTCGCTTTTACTAAGTGGTCCATAATTTCATCTACTCTAATTGTTGTAGACAACGCCATGTACGGCACTCTATTTTTCCTGAATAAATTCCAAAACGGAGTTGGTCTTGCTTCGATTGCTGAAATTGCTCCGATTAATTCTTGTTGTGCTTGTGTTAATGCCATTATTTACCTCCTTATAATGCGTAAATTCCTTGTTTTGCTAATAAAACCCATAATTTTTCATCTTCATTTACTTCTTTCACATACGCCTTTGGCAATTCTCCTTGTACCAAAATTGAGATAGAAGTATCTGCTTTTGTTACATCTACATCATTTTTTACGATACCGAATAAAAATAACCCTGTTGAATGTGTTGGTTTCGCATATTTAATCCATTTTTTTGCAGCGTCATCATAAACTAAAACATTTCCAATTTCTAATTTTTTGCACGCTTTATCTACCAGTCCTAGAATAGAGACCACATCTTTTGTTATATTTTTTCTATTAAATTGTTCTCTTTTAAACTCTGCCATTATTTTTTCCCTCCTTTGCTATATTTTTTATAAAAACAATATCCAATCATCGCCAATGCAGCAACTGTTATAAAACACATCAAATCTGCCATTACTTACCTCCTAGCATTTTTTTTACTTCGTCATAAGACTTTTTCATAAAGTCATCTCCTGCTACATCTCCAAATTCCATTCTTTCTACTTCGCTTTGAAAGTTCGCAGCGTCTGGCATAGAGTTAATTTCTTTTTCGATTTTTTCGAAATAAGAAACATTTTCTTTCTTCCCTTCTACCTCGAATTCAATCGTCCCTGACTTCGCCAAAGCTTCATCAATAGCAAACTCTACAATCGATTGCATACAAGGGACTACTTTCTTTTTCATTGCTTGCTTCAAAGTGTTTCCTTTTTCTTTTCTCTCAAATTCTGCTGTGATTTCTGCTCTGATTTCTGCTTCTGTCTTAGCTTTTTGAGGTTGTTCCGATTCTTTTTTCTCAAAATCTGCCCAGTATAACTGTCTAATCCCCTCTTTTTCATCATTTGTTAGGCTTCCAAAAACAGCTGTGATAATCGCCATTCTATCGTCTAAACTCATGCCCTTTACTGCGTTTATGTCAATTTTTGTAAGCTCTTCGGATTCTTCAATCACTTCAAATTCAATTTCTGCATACTCTTCTTCTGCAAACTCCGCTCCTGAAACCTGTGGTTTTACGCCGATTGGCAATAATGCTACTTTTGATAACGTATTATCTCGAATTTCTACCGAAACCCCCTTAATCACGCTATCATTGAAGTATCCTTGTCCTTTTTCATTGAATTCTACTAACGCCGTAACTGTTCCATCTGCTACTTTAAAATCGCTGAACTCTGCGATTTTCAAAGGTTCTTCCCCTTTTTCAGCCCATTTGCTCGTGTGGGCATAAATTCCATCTACTCTTCCAGCTACTCCAAAGATTTCATTTACTTTTTCTTTGCTATACTCGCCTTGCGGGTAATTCCCAGCTTGAAAGACTTTTACTCTCTTTTTCACTCTTTACCTCCTAATCTCTTTTTTAATTGTTCTTGTACGTGCTTAGCCACCATTTCTCCGTATTTCTCAATCATTGCTTGATTAAAGCCAATGTACGGTCTAGCTCGTATATATACAGATTTCTTTTTAACCCAATTATCCCCAACTTTAAATATCAAATATGGCTTGTTTTTAGCTTGAATAAGACCTCCGTATTGATGTAACCTAGCTCTTATGTCATCAGTCCCTAAGACTGCCTTATTTTTGCTGTAAGAATGTTTTAAACTATCTCTCAAACTCCCAGTTATAACAAGCGGTCTGCCTTTTCTATAGCCAACTGTTGCCCATTGCTCGCCATTAGGACCCGTTGACGTTCTGAATCTGTCATGCACTGACTTCCTCATATCTTGCGATATTTTGTCCATCAGCTCTCTAGTTGCGATTTTACGAGTGTTTATGTTGATTTTAGTTGTTAATTTAAAACCCGTCATACGCCATCACTGTTCAAGTCCTCTTCTGTGATTCTTCCTTCACGCATTTTCAAGAAATTATCAATTCTTTTAGCCTTCAATTTTTCTTGCTTTTCGTCAAACGCTAACTCTTCATCTCTATCTTTGATTTTCTCTAGTTTGAAGTAAAACTCACGATAATCATAGCCAAAATACAAGCTATCGAAGTATAAGAGCTGTTGCATATTGTCTGTAATGAATTGACAACAATCGTTCACAACTTCATCAAATGCTTGTTGATGTATTTCCCCAAGACCGTACGACCCGCGGCCTTGTCCGTTATCGATTGTTAGCGTTCCCCCCAGCAAATTTTGTGTTAACTTCTCTTTTTTCCAATCGTGCAACTTGATATAAATGCTAGGGTCTATGTCTTTCAAATCAAGCAAATACAGGCTGTCTGATAGCTTCATACCCAAGCTCGTCGGAACTCCAATCACTGTCCCTCCGCCTTGCATTTTTTTTACTTCTTCCGCTTTTTTCTTCACATCATTTTCATCTTCTGTATCGTCATAAGCAAAGAAGATGATAGTTTCCCCGTATTTTTTCGCTAATCCTCGCAGCTGATTCCCAAACATTTTTTTATCTTCATATGCTTGTAAGCAACTTTTAAACACGCTTTTCCCCCTTTTGTTCGCTACATCTCGCTCATGGGTACATAAGAGATACTTTTCTTTATCTATGTATATCTCCTTGCTCCCTGCTGTGATATACCAGCCTTTTTTTGCATCAAAAGCTACATATTTTTGGGGTACTAAGACAAGCGATTGAAGATTATAATTTTCATCGTAAATTTTCTCAAACAACGAAAAACCGTAGTATCTAGCGCTTAAGATATGTTTAAAGATACGGTTGAATTTAGATACATTGAATCTATCTTGTATTTCTTCTGCTTTCTGCTCTAATTCTTGCTTATCTGTACAAACTCTTAACTCTCTCGCTGCGACTGTTCTTGTGATTTTATTCACAAGTATTGAGATATCCTCATCATGTAGCATTTCACTTACTTTTTCATTATCTAACAACTGTTCTGTTTCTGAAATTTCTTCAAACAGTAATTTTGTTAAACTCTCCATCAATTGCCCTTTTCCAACCTTAATTGGCTCCATTTTCCACCTCCTAGCTTGTGATTATTTTAAATTCTTTTTTGTTTCTGTGGTTGTAAATTGCATAACGTATAGCGTCCATCAAATCATCTGAAACCTTGCATGGTAAACCGCTTTTCTTGTCCCAAACATAACTATAAACTTCTTGAAGAAAATCTTTACTATCATAAATCAATAGCTTATCTCGCTTCAGTAAGCTTGCGACTCGTTCAATTCCTGCTAATATCGCCTTATCTGCATTGTGTACCCGCAATTTTTCGCGTCTGCAACGTGCCACGTGTTCGGGTCTTGCACTGTCTGCATAGATGTCTATATTCCCGTATTTTCGCTTTATTTGATGTAGCTTAGACACCCAATATTCAATCTCTTCATGTTGCGTTCGCTCTGCTTGTAATAGTATAAACTCGCCTGTTTCAGCAATTCCGAACACACATAAAGCTCCGAAATGCTCGTATCCCCAGTCAATCCCAGCTATATAGTCAATAAATTTATAGCTAGAAATCTCACTTATCACGTGTTTTTCTCTATCAAAGTCTTGATACACTGCCCCCTCTGCTGTTGACCATTTTCCGATTATATCACGCTGAAAAAAAACACCGCTTGGAGTCACTGCTTCAATGTTTTTGATATACGAATTTGACAAAAAACTATTGTCGTACAAAGTGAATGAAATCTCAATAATACGCTCATTATCAGCTTTATCTATATAGTCTTTTTTGATGTAATGTTCAGGATTGCCAGGGTTGGTATCCATCAGCACCCTAGACCCCTCGATGCTGCAACGGTTGAGTATTTCTCTGACAACCTTTTCCGCTCCTGTTGTCCCCTCGTTTATGTATGCTCCAAAAGCAGTCATACCACGTATCCTGTCCATGTCGTTTATTTTCCCATGCCCGAAGCAACATACTTTTACGCCTAATAACTCAAATTCATTATGTTTGTTGAGCTCGAATTTAAGACCGTACTTGTTTCTTAATTCGGACAGTACGTTCCGTTCTAGGTTCCCTAAACTATACCCAGCAAGGATATATTTAGCTTCGTTTATGTTTAAAGCGTTAGCAAGCTTCCTGGCTCTCTTAAGCTCCAAAAGAAATAAATCATTGTTAACAATAGTCTTCCCGCTTCTTTTAGCCCCGTGTAAAATCATCAGAAAGAACGATTTCTTGAAGCATTTGAGGGCTTCTATCTGTTTTTTTGTATACATGTCTTGCAAGCTCATATGTTCACTCTCTCTTTACAAATAAAAGTATTTACTCATATTTTTTTAGCATTTTGTTCATCAATGCTTTACAAACTTTCTTCAAGCTTATTCAATACATCATCAAGTTTTTCATTTGTTTTTTCCGCGTCAGATAGTGCCTTTTCTCGCTCAAATTCAAGCTTTTCTAACTGTATCAGTCTGTCACTCTCTAATATCTCTTGCTCTGTTCGCTCGTTCATCAATAGCATTTCTTGCGTCAACTTGCTACTTTCTGCAACTGATAAATCTGCTTTGATTCTTGTGTTAATCTCAAATCTATCTCGTTTATTCTGCAATATCTTCTCTTTATGTTCTTCTCTTAATTGTCTTAGAAAGTCTGCTTGTTTCTGTTGTAAATTATCTTTACAACTCATCTTTAAAGCTGCACTAAAAGATATGCCACTTGCTTCACTCGCTTCTTTAATGCTTGAACCTGTCACGATATGAGCCTTTGCAATCTCTTTTCTTAATTTTTTTTCAGCTGTCGTTGTCGTTTTCTTGTCGTTCGTCGCTAGTGTGTCGCTATACTCTTTTGCGTATCTTTCTATTGTACGCACAGATACACTTAAAGAAGTCGCTATCTCTTTCTTACTCTTATTGATTGCTAATAACTTGTATACTTCTTGTCTTGTACTCACGCCCTCGACACCTCCCGACATTCTGTGATTTTTAAATAAAAAAGGGATATATAAAAGAAAGTCTATATCTCTATAAACTTCTTCTATATATCCCATCTACTTTTTTTCGATTGTAAAATATACTTTGATATTTAATTTTAAAATTTTTTTATAACTTTTTCTGTTGATATTATTGGACTTTTTAAGTTCTACAAAAATATTTAAAAAAAGTTATTGACATATTCAAATGAATATGATATAGTTAAAGTGTGAAGGACAAAAGACCTTACACAAATACCACGAAGGGGGTGGCACAAATGAAGATAAGATTTATGATTAAGATTGGAAGTTGGACGCTGACAATCGAAATTAAAAAATCAAATTCATAGTTGCACCCCAACCCTTCGGGGTAGAGTGGTAAAATATACCAACCTTACAAGTATATTTTATCACAAATCTTTCGAAAAATCAATAAAACAAACAAAAAAAGAGGAGTGATTTAAATGACAAGAAAAAAATTAGAAATGAGAGCTAGAAAAAACAATCTAGTAGTTAGAGAAAACGGGATTGAGGGAGTTTATGAATTAAGGTTTATTTCTTCAAATGCTGTATTAACAAAGACAAGAACATTAAAAGAATTAGAAGAAGAATTAAAATACCATGAAGAAAAAATAGAAGCCCAAGAAAAGGGGTGGGCTTAATGTTTGAAGGATTAAATATAATTACTAGCTTCAACGATTTGAAAGTAGGAGAAAACTATTTAAAAATAGGGATATTAGAATGTAATATTTCTATCAAAATGGGGAGCTTGAAAGTTACTATGTTAAAATCAAGACAAGTATTTTCATTCGATGTCGATTTTTTGCCTAACGACGCTATCTTGGATAGCTTTGTTCATGACGTGCGAACATACAAGCTTGACGACGAGCATAACAACTTTGATAACTTTATAAGATATCTGCTTACTGCACAATATCAATACAAAGCTGAAAAAGTTTTTAACCCTTTTTTCAAAAAAAGGGAAGGAACTTTAAAGGTAAAAAAAATCACAAAAACAACTCTGAAAAAAATCTTAAAACATGGCGATACAGTAGTTACTGTAAAAAATAGATACTCTGACGACTACTATAGAGATTACATAAATAACTACGACAAAAATGTGATTGTTCAAAATGAAAAATTCCTTAAAGAAATTGATGAATACCCAATAAAAATCGTAGATTTTGACGAAAGGAAAAAAACAATTTTTCTTTTCATGAACGGATATTCTGAAGAATACGAGGTAAAAAATAAAAATATAATTTTGTTATAAATATTTAAAAAAAGTTATTGACATATTCAAATGAATATGATATAGTTAAAGTGTGAAGGACAAGGAGGATAGTTATAATGAAGCTAAGTATTAAAAAAATCAAAGAATCATTACAAGATGAAAACAAAAAAATAATCTGTACTAGGGATTATAAAAATGTATATTTTGAACAAAGTTATGAGCTAAATCAAGCACAAAGAAAAAACTTATTGAACTTAGTTCATTGTTTCCCAAAAGAATATTATGATAGAACAGAAAATACGTTTTCATCAATCGATGAAACATATATGATAGTATAGAGGGGCTCGTCCCCTCTCTAAAGGAGGAATGATGGAAGGAAAAAAAAGAAAAGGGTATAAGACGCAGGAGCAGCAGACTCAGGCAACAAAAACTTATAGAGGGACTGAAAAAGGGAAAAAAAACACTTTAAGGTCCAACTATAAGAGCAATTGCAAAAAATTCATACGAGAGTTCGCGGACTTGGAAGAATTGAAAGAATTGGAAACTTTAATTCAAAAAAGAAAAGGAGAGATGAAAATGGAAGTCAAAAATTTAAAGGATAAAAACGGATACTCTTACGAACTATATGCAGTAAGAGGCGGAGATAGATTTGAAGTAGCAGACTTAAAAGAATTCGCTCGACAAAATAGAGTTGAACATGGTATATACGATACCGAAATTATTCCTGAAACATTCTATGAATTAGAAAAAATGATTGAAGAAATCAACGAATATTTCAAAAAAAGAAAGCAAGAAAAAGGTTGGGAACTTTTCCCTTGTGATTAAAAAACGATTGAAAAAAGAAGAAATAGGAGGAATGAATATGAAAACTTGGGCAGATGTAAAAGATTTGGTAAACTTAGCAACTGATGTAAATGTAGATAAAGATAATTTAGACAAAGCAGGTAATTGTATTGTCGACATCGTAGCAGGGAAATACAAAGGTTTCTCTGTTACTGGGAAAATAATCTTTGGAGAAGATGTGGATATTTTAACTATCGAAAATACTGCTGAAGTTTATAACCCAGCAGAATAAATAAAGGAGTGATGAAAATGGGAGTTATAAAGTATGCCGATTTTATGAATGACGAGTTTGAATTTGTTTCTAAAGAAGATGAAGAAGCTTATTTAGAATGTTGGAGAGAAAAAAACGAACTTACCGTAGATGAATACGGTCGAGTATTCAATGAAGGCGGGATTTGGATTGCTAATATAAAGCTCCAATCAGAAAGTGAAGAAGAATAATAAAGAAAAGAGGGTATTATCCCTCTTTTTTTAATACTGCATTTAATTTTATCATTTCTTCAAGTACATCGTGCAAAGCTAGGCTTGGATTTATGTGATAAAAATTCATAATTCTACCAATCGTTCTGTTCAAGTTTCCCCCTTTTAACGCACAAATAAAAATTTCTTTCGCTATATTTAAGTACTCTTCTTCTGCCAATTTTACAGTACAATCAATTTTTTCTATATCAACAGTTTCTAAAGCTTCTATCGTATTATCAGATAAAAAGTAAGTTTCAAAATACTTATTTTTTTTGTCTTTGTAAATGATTTCAATCGAATGTCTTAACTTAAAATTTTGTATTAAATTTATTAACTTAGAAAAGACATTTTCCCCTTCTTCATTTTTAAAATCAAGATAAATTTCTTCTAATGTTTTCAACGAATAATTGTTGTTTAAAAAAAGAGTTTCGTGTTCATTTCCTACAAACGCAAAATGGATAAAATCAAAGAATTTACTATCTTGATAAATAATTCCTTTTTCAAATCCCCAATTCGTACTTCTTTCTTTTCTCATATTGTCAAAATAGTACCCTCGTACACGACAAGCCGCCTTTTTTTCCCCTTTGAAAAAGTATCTCTTGTTACAATAATTGACATACAGATGTTCTTTCTTTAAGAAAAATTCTTCTATTGTGCTATATTTTTCGGTATCTTCTATCTTGTAAAACTCTTTCACGAATTCAAAATATTCTTCTTTTCTTACATCTGTTTTGTCGAAAATAAGAAATTCGTCAAAAATATCTTTCACTTGCATTTCTTTTATTTCGTATTGTTTGTTATGAAATTTAAAATACTGTATTAATCCTACAATAGTTGCTGAATGTATCCAGTCAGAAGCGGAAATGTAAACTTCATTTTCTTTTTTTACTATCATTTTTCCTCCTTTTTTAAAGCAAAAGAGGGATTTCATTATCCCTCTTACTTTCTCCATTATGGTAATACTCGCTTGGTCATTTTCAATAAAATTAAATTTACATTCTAATATAGAAATACTCTAACAAAATGCTCTCTCACTACGCAATTTACATTCTATTGTAGAATTACTCTACTAAAATTATATATTCTTTCTCGATAAAAATCAAGTTTTTTTTAAAATTTTTTTTATCTCCTCGCCCTCATATCTGTCCTGTTTGGAAAAGATAACAATTTTCATATCTTTGTTAACTTTTATCCTGTATTCTCCTGCTCCTATCTTCTGTATCAGCTCTGGCAACCTCTTAACGCTCTCTAGTGCCATTTTAACCTCCTTGAAAACCTTAGATGACTAATTATATGTCTGTGTTGTTAAAACGCTTTAAAATAGCTCTCAATTCCATTCTCTGCCTATTCTCTCCATATTCTTTTGCCATTTCTTCCAATACGTTTTGAGAATATCCTCTTTTGTGTAGCCATATTCTAAAGTCAAATCCACGAGAGCAGAAAAAACAGAGTATAAACTACGTACAACACCTGTAGCATACATTATCATCGTCAAACTGTCTGGTTTAAAAATTTCTGTTTCTTTTTTATTAAACAATTCTTCTAATTTCCATTCTTCTAAATATTTTTCATTATTTACTAATTGTGCAAAAAAGAAATAAACATCTGTTAGCTCTTCTAATTCTTTTTGGCTGTTATATTCTTTTGTTTTCCAAGTTTTGTGAGAATCTTTTGTCTCTTCATCAAATTCTATAATTTCTGCTATCATAGATTTTATAATATCTCTTCCTGTCCTCTCTCGGACATTCACAATATGACTATCTAATTCTTTTTGTAACTCGCATATATCTTTAAAACTCTTTGGCTCTTTCATTCTATTTCCTCCACTTCTACAATCACGCCGTCAAACTCTTTTTGCTTCTCTAGTGTGATTCTCTTCACATATTTATCATTGTCATTTTTTAGTAATCCGCATTTTACTAAGCTATCTTCTATCATTTTGAATAAGTATGTATGATTACTGACATCTAATTTTGATTTAAAAGACATTTTTAAATGAACGGGTTTTTCGTATGCTTGTTGTAGCCCTACAACGCTTCTTACAAGCAACTTCATATTGTCTTTATCATTTTTACGTGTGTTCCAGTGAATGCTGGAATAAATCTTATTTGTGCTTAATTTGCTATCTATTTTCAATGGAATTTTAAACACCTGCTTCATCTCATCGCCACCATAAACAAGCCAAAGCCACACCAAGCAATCCCCAACCTACTGTCGCAATACCCCACAAACAAATTTCCCTCGTGTATTTTTTCCCTGCTCGTATGTATAGTTCTACATTTTCCGCAAACAAGTACTCATTGTCTTTTTGTAGTGTTTCAATCATCTTGTCTTTCTGTGCACAACTACAAGTATGTTCTTCTAACTGAAACTTTCGCTCTACTGTTGCCATGTATTTGTTATCTGCGTATTCGTCAAACAACTGATGAATCATCTCAATACATTTATCTTTTGCAGGTGGAGTATCTCCAAAAACTATATAGCTCTTATGCCCCCACAGCTTCAATAAAGCCTTTAAAATGCTAAAAACTTTTCTTACATCATCTGTATGAATTGCTTTCCCGTTCCAAGTTTTTAATTTTTTTAATTCGTCTTTGCTCATTTGCTATTCCCCTTTCTTTGGTCTTCCTCGCCTTTGCTCTTCTTTTCTAATTTCTCCCATAATTTCCCCGACTACTTTTCCAGCTTCTTCTTTTTCTTCTAGCTTTTTTTGTAGCTCTTTATTTTCTTTCTGCAATTTTTCTCTTTCTTCAAACAAAAGATAGTAATTCTCTCTTATTGTTTCTTTTTCTTCTGTCAATTTTTCCGTCACTTTCTCAAGAGAATCAAGTCTTAGTTGGAGCCTTTCTATCTTCTCAATCAAACACTCTACGATGATTTCTTGCTTTTCCATCTCCTACTCCTCCCAATAGTCTTTTTTCTTTTTTCTTCGTTTGCTCCCCCATGAAAACGGAATGATACGAGCCATCTCATGAATTCTATCCGTAATTTTATTTACTCCATTGAATTTCAATTTCTCGTCCAGCTCCTGCAACGTCAAATTAGTTGTGATTAGAATTGGTTTTCCTGCTCGGTATCTCTCATCAATCAAGGAAAATAACTTTGATTTTCCCCATTCTTCGCTTAATTGCTCGCTTCCTAAGTCGTCTATAAAAAGCAGGTCTACATCTCTAACAGCTGATAGAAGCTTGGTTTCTGTATCTTCTTTCTTTCCGAAACTGTCTTGAATTGTCCTTAGATACCCACTCATCGAGAAACTTAAAACTGTGTAGCCTTTTTGTTTTAAGTCATTACAAATGCAGTTTGCCAAGAACGTTTTTCCGTTTCCAGGCGTTCCTGTAAATAACAAACCACAATTTTTTTCTAGTGCAATTTTGAAACCTGTGACGTATTTCCACATTTTTTTATAAAGTTCTCGTTCTTCCTCGCTCTCTAACACGGTATTCTTGAATGTGTCTTTTCCTGCATTTCTGTCGATGATAGAAAGTTTTTGGAATCTTTGAATCTTCTTCAAAACTCTTTCTTTTGCGATACAATCACAATCTAAAGCTATTTCTGTACCATCTGCAAGACGTTTTAAAATAGGCTTATTGCATTTAGGGCAGGTCATTAAAATAACTTCTTTTCCCTCATATACGCTAGGATTTCTTAGCATATTTTCATATTCGTCTTGGATAGTGTAATTATTTAAGACTTGCATGGTATTCTTCCACCTCTCTCACATAATCTTCTGGTGTTTTTTCTTTAGGAGCTTCTTTTATCTTGTCTTGACAAAATCTATGATAATATCTATCTTCTAGTCCTTGCCATTCGTGATTCATACACCAATCCGCAAATTCTAAAGCGTCATCTTTGTGTATCCATTTCGTTTTTAAAACATCACGTATAGGACGATATGTCTTGAGTGGTTTCTTTATTTCTGAACGAAAATCTACCCATTCTTTTAATTTTTCTTTGATAGGTTCTGAAATGTCCTCTCGTTCCAGTTGAAAAATGATTTTTCTTTTAGTATTTTCTTTTGACTCTTTATTATTATTTATCTCTTTATTATTTATATCTTTATGTATATTAGTATCTTTATATGTCGGATTTTTTTCCGAGTTGTTTTCGGATTTTTTTCCGAGTTTGCTCGGATTTTTTTCCGAATTTTCTTCAAAACTCGGATTTTTTTCCGAGTTGTTTTTAATGAAATTCCAAGTCTTACCTTTCTCAGTTAATCTTATCAAGTCCATACTTTTATATTTTATGTACTCAATGATTTCTTTTTCCGCTAACACTTTTAAAGTTCTATATACAGTATCTGCTTTTTCAAAAAACATAGGTAATTCTTGTAATACTAAATTTCTTGATACAAAATAATATATTTTGTCTTCTATGATGATTTCTTTTGCCCAAGAATTAGCTTCATATAGCAAAGACACCAAGATACCTTGACTAGCATTTAATCCCCATTCCATACATTTTTGATTGTTCAATGTAGTTGTGAATCTCATTTTTAACCTCCTGTTTTTTAGAGGATGTTCCACTACCCTCTATTTATTATTTCAACAAGTGATTACTACATCTTGGTAATGGAACACCACGACATAGCAACCACCAATTCAAACAATAAATTTCTATATTTAAGCAACCATTTTGCCGACGTCGGGAACGTGTTCAAAACTTCAATTCGAGGGCTCTTAGATTGGATACAAAACTTAGACAACTATGATAAGAAACTATATTTTTAAGGAGTAGAGCCCTCTAATTCAAGGGGCAAAACGAGAGAATGCTCGGCGTGAATACTACCATAATTCTGAAACTCTGTTTGCCCTGTTGTGCGTACAACACTTGAACCAACATTTCTCTCTAGCTATAATCGCTTGCTCGGAGCTATCACTCGTTAAGAAAGAGCCGTTGACGGCTTTTTTAACGAGAAGCCTAACTCAATTGATTTTTGTTATATTCTTTTGATAACAAACAAAATTCATTATCATTTATTTTTTCAATTTTACAATCACTCCTATAGTTATATATAATTATATATATGTATAACTATATTGTTTTTATAGGAGTGATTTGTGTGGACGAAAAACAAATCGATGAAGTTTTTGAACTTCTTGAAAAAGCTGTGGATATTATCAATCGTGATTGATTTTTTCAATCGTGATTTGATATCCTGCTTTTTCTAGAATTCTGAACAAATTATTGATTGAACTGTTTTTTTTATTAGATTGTAATCTAGGCAAAAAATCAGATAATCTTTGTTTTGAGATTCCTATTTTTTCTGCAAATTCAGACTTGCTGTTATAATTGAGCCGAATATCTTTATCTAATTTTTCATATATTTTTAAAGAATCCATTTTGTTCTCCTTTCGATTTGTACATATTTATATGTACTTATTTTATAAAAAATTTTTTATTTATTTTTTTATATTTTACATATTTTTATGTACATTGTCAACAAAAAAATAAAAAGCCGCTTTTTCTAGTAGCTTAAATATTTTTTATTTCTTCCTCCTCTAACCTTTCTTCTTCTTTTTTATTTTTTTCTTTTAATATTTTTTCTCTTTCTTCTTTTTCAATCATAAGAGTTTCTCTGTATTGTTGAGCTTTAGCTAATTTCGTAAACAAAATATCGGAGTTATATTTTTTAGCAACTTCTTCAATTCTATCCAACCCTACCCTGAAAAATTCCCTTCTATCATTTACTTTATTCACGCGATATTCATAAAATTCTTTATGCAAAATATTTTCTAGTTCAGGTGCATTCTTAGAAAAAATCATAGCATGAACATCAAAATTGAATGGCACTGAAGCATTGCCTAGCTCTCTAACTCTATCCAAAGGTTCTAATCTTCTTGTCATTCCTATTTTATAAACATTCTCCCCAAAAGAACCTATGTTAGAAATAACGTAAACATGTCCAGACTTTGTTTGTTGAGCCATAGACATTGCTCTCTCTTTATTTTGTAATGCTTCTTCTAGTTGAGATGTCAAATATTCTATTTTTTTATTTAGTTTTTCCAATTCTATTCCATGTGTATTTTTTAGTTTTTGTATCGCTGATTCAAGTGACTTTTTTGCCATTTCTTCTTCTTTTTCTGCCCTCAAAATTTCTCTTTCAAAATCCCTCTGAGCTTTTTCTTCTTCTCTTATCAATTCTTTAATCGCTCTTTGTTCTTCCTTTTCTTCTTGCAACTTTTTAGCCATTTCATAATTTAAGTATAACTCCTTTAACTTGAGGTCTAAATATTCGCTACTAATAGTCGCATTATGACTAGAGTTAAGGCGATTGATAATTTCGTAAGCTTTTTTTATTCGTTTTTCCATAATGTTTACATTATTGAATTTCACTTTCGCTATACAAGCATCTGACTCTCCATTGAATGCTCTAATCATCATTTTTAAAAATTGATTAGTCATTGTTTTCCCTGCTTTTTTACTCCCGTCAACACTCCATTGCGAAAAACAAATGGCGGCAGTTTTACTTTTAATCATAATTTTCATTTGAAAATTTATATCTTCTATTTTCTGTTTATACTCTTCGGAATTTTCATAAAAAAACTTAGGCTTATAAAAACTAAACTCCTGTAACTCCTGGTCTTCTTCCAATAAATCTATCTCTTTTTGAATCTCCCTCTTTTTTTCCAAAACCTCTAATGTTCTTATTTTTTCTTCTTTTATATTTTTTTTATAATCTTCAATCTCTTTTTTTAATTTTTCTTTTTCTTTCGCTATTTTTTTTAACTCTTTTTGAGTTTTTTCTTTTTCAATATCTATATCTATAACGTCCTTAAAACGCACTTCTAATTTTCTTCTTTTTTTATGTTCATAGTACATTAAAATTAGCAAAACTACAAAAAACAAAAAAGAAAGAACCAATCGTATGGATAAATCCACCTTGCCACCTCTAACTTATTTTTTAACAACACAAATTAACTTCATTCTAAAATTTCATTGAATAATTTTTAGGATTTATTTATTTATTTTTTCTTTTACTTCTTCCAATAGATTTTTCACTTTCTCATAAGTTCCATTCTTAATAGAAGTAACCTCTAATCTTTCTACAATATACAAAAAAGCTAGTTTCTGATTTTCTTTATCCAACATTTTTATTAGATTTTTCATATCGTTTAAAAAATTATTTTCTATTTTTAACCCTATTTCTTTTTGTACTTCATCAGGTAACGTTTCTTCTAAATAGGCTTTTATCAATCTGTTTTTTTGTAAAGGATAATATTTTAAAATTTTTTCTAAAATAGGTTTGCTGATTGGGTTTTCTCCTTTCTCTATCCTATCAATATAAGAAAATGCAACTCCTACTTTCTCGGCTAAAGTTCTCAAACTTTCTTTGTGTTCTTTTCTGATTCGTTTTAATTCTTCTCCAAAATTCATAAAATCCCTCCATTTTTATATATTTTACAACAAAATTTAAAAAAAGTAAAAAAGTTATTGACAAAGTACATATTTTTATGTACAATAAGATTATAAAAGAATTTTAAATTTTTTTCAAACAAAAGTACATATTTTTATGTACAAATAAGGAGGAACTTATGACACTTCAACAAGTAAACGAAAGATTTGAAAATGCATTAGCACTAATAGGGAAAGAGGAAGAATACCAACTACAATACAGTTTCGTATTTGACAACGGACAACCTCTATATACAGTTGAATTTACTGAAATATTCGGAGCAATTCCACATCGTGAGGGGCTAATTGAAGCTCACATAAAAGGTCTTGGGTACATTGAAGTAGAAGTGGAAGAATACCAAGACTGTTTGAGCGAAAGAGAATTGATTGCTTATGTCAATGCTCTAGCTGAAAAGTTAGAAAAAGACATTGAAAAAGCAATCGAGAAAGCAACAGAGGAAAAGAAACTAGACGATTTATACAGAGCGAAATATCCAAGCTTATGGGCTGAGGATAACGCTATAGGATTTTAAGGAGGGATAAAAATGAATATTTTAGAAAGAAATATGATGGAATCCGCAAAGAATTTGCGGGACTATATTAAAACTTTAGGATTATCGGCAGAACAATCAGAAAAAATAGACAACTTGATACTGAAACACGTGGATGACTGTATCCGCTGGGGTGTTCAAGTGAAATTAGGGTATATGTTAGAGGAGATGGGAGAAAATGAATAAAAAATATGTTCTAACTAACGAAACAATAAAAATAAATGATAAGACGCTTTATAGAATAAAAGCAATAAAAGATTTTGATAATGTAAAAGCTGGAGATTTGGGAGGTTTTATCGAAAAAGAAGAAAATTTGTCAGGATATGGCAACGCTTGGGTCTATGACAACGCTAAGGTCTTTGGCAACGCTGAGGTCTGTGGCAACGCTGAGGTCTGTGGCGTCGCTGAGGTCAAAAAAACTAGGAACACAATTTTATTTACGAAAGTAGGAAGCCGAAACGATACTTTAACAGCTTTCAAAACAAAAACGGGTTTCTCTATAAAAGTTGGTTGCTTTTTGGGAAGTTTGGAATTATTCCTTGAAAAAGTGCAAGAAACACATGGGGATAATCAATTTGCAAAAGAATATAGATTGATAGCTGAAGTGATTAAAGCTAGATTTTCAGAAGGAGATAAAGATGAATAAGAAAACAGAAAACTTTTTAACGTGTGTGGCTATCATTGGGATAGTCGCACTAGCAATCACATTAGGCTATGACTTGATGTGTTTGAAAACTCCAACTTTCATTCAATGGATTTTAGGAGTTTGTGGGGTAATTGGGTTTATATTTGGATTTCGATATATCTAGGAGGAGATTATGGAATATATTGTACCAGTTATTGTAATAGTGGCGTTAGGGATTGTTGCTTTTACAGATATAGATTAGGAGGAAGAAATGAAGACTGTAAATATAAAAGGAAAAGAATATGTTCCTGTTTCTGAGAGATTAAAGAAATTCAGAGAAAATTTCTCTGATTGGGGATTGGAAACAGAATGGATTGTTTTGGAAGAAGAAAAGGCTGCTTGTAGGGTTGTTATACGAGACCAACAAGGGGTTATAAAATCCACAGGAACTGCAATGGAGATGAGAGATGAAAAAAGTTCCTTAGTAAATAAAACTTCCCATGTAGAAAACTGCGAAACTTCTGCGATTGGAAGAGCATTAGGGAATTTGGGAATTGGAATCGATGGAGATGTAGCAAGCGCAGAAGAAGTAGAGAGAGCGAAGAAAAAGCAACTAATCATATCAATTAACTCTATGATTGATGAAAAAAATAGAGAAGAATATGAAGAGGAATACAAACTTTCTGAGCTCGGAATGATGAAAATTGAAGAACTTGAAACGATTGAAAATCAATTAAAAATCAATCAAAAGAATGCTTTGTGCAAAGCAATTATCAAGATAGCGACACAAGAAGAGTTGGAATGGATTTTAAAAAAATACAAGACAAAAGATATAGGAAAATTAGACTTAAAGCAACTTATCGAAAATCATGACATGCTTGTTAGATTGTCTCAAAAGTGTAGCAAGAAAGAACTTGAAGATTTAAAAGAATGCTGCGATGTATTAGATGTCAATATGCAAGAATACATCAAAGAACATTACAAAAAAGAAGTCGAAGAATTAACAAAAAAAGAATATCGAGCAATGAAGAAAAAGTTGCAAGGATAGGAGAAAGAAATGAAGAACTTTACACCACACACAGCAGAACAACATAGAACATGGGAATGGATAGCTTCCGACCTAGCGAATTTCAATGTCGGGGGAACAGTCGGAAGCACTCCCGACCTCTTATCACATGAGAAAGCAAGAAAGCAGCTAAAACAAGCTTATCTTTCTACAATCGAATATAAGCCCTCTAATAAACCGATAGAGGAGTTTCAAAACATAGTTGATAAAATGGTAGGGCTTAGTGAAGAACAACGCTTAGATTTGAAATTAGCCCATATAAAATCAATTCAAGACTTACAGTTCAAGAAAGATAAAACCTTTTCCATTGCTATGAATTTATTCAGTAAAGAGAAAATGACACAGTTTATTGATTTTAGCCTTGCTTTATTGAAAGAGCATAACATTCCATTTCGTAAAGCAATCGTGGACTTATTAAAAGAACAGGAGTACGAGCATTATGTTTGGTTTTGCTTGAAGTACAAAGCTTGTGAAGTGTGTGGGAATATAGGGGAATTACATCATGTAGACCAACGTGGAAGCAAAGGTTATAAGACAGATGACGGAAGAAATGAAAGGGTTACTTGTCTATGTCGGAAACATCATAGCGAGATACACGCAGATAGCCGAGCATATGACAAGTACGAGATTAAAGGAATATACCTTTCTGACAAAATGATTGAGAAGTTGAAAGTAGTATATCCTAATCAATTTAAAGCGTATCGAGGTAATAAAAATGAAAACAAAGATAAAGTGTAAAAAAGTTGCAACATTCGACAACTGGAAAGAAGCACAAACAATGTGCCTGGAGAAGAACAGATATCAGCAAAAGCCGAAGTATTCTATTTTAAAATTAAAGAAGAATAAATATGTGGTGATTGAATGGTTGCTACCAACTGAAAAATTAGAGGAAGAGAAAAGACCATTTGAAAAGAGGAATAAAAAGGGAAAAGTGCTACAAAACTTACATCTCATTGGCGAAAAGAGAAAGAATGGTATCACTTGGGAGGTAATCGCAGAAGAATTAGAATTGTCTGTTTGCACTTGTCAAAGATATTATAGAAAATTTAGAGAGGGAGAGTTTTAGGAGGAATTATGGAAAAAGAAACAGTTTTGGAAATAGAATTTATGCCTGTTTGGGATAAATGGGCTTGGAGAATTACAAAGTGGACATTAGAAGTAGATGAAGTTTTTCCGTTTTTAAATAATGTTTTCAGAAAATACGGATTAAATTTTTATTTTCATTTACATATACTTGAAGAACCGATAAGTCAAGATGAACTAATAAGTGATTACGTTAAAAAAAGTATGGAAAAAGGTATAAAAATAATCAACGAAAAATATGGAAAATCTAAAAGGGGGAGAGCGGGATATAAAGAAAGATATTTCTATATAAATTTTGTTGGAGAAATCCGGGAAAACCTTGACGAGAACAATGCAATGGATAGGCAAGCTTATGCGTTCGGAAACTACTTCCGAACCGAAGAACAAGCAGAAAAGGCGCTTGAAAAAATGAAGAAAGTGTTGCAGGAGGTTGAGGAATGAGAGAGATTAAGTTTAGAACATTAGGATATACAGTTATAGAGGGGGGTAAAAGATGAGAACAGTTGAGGAAATAAGAGAAGAATTAAAAAAACAAGAGGATATAAAAGCTGATTTAGAAAAAGAATTCGATGAAACGAGTATAACAGAACTTGAATATTTGGATGATTTAGACAAAGAGCTTTATAAAACTGAAAGTATGATTGAATTGTTAGTATGGGTATTAGGAGAGTGTTAGTATGAAAAGTAGAATTAAAAGACTATGCACACAAAGAGGATATAAAATTGAGTTCGTGAAAGACAGTAAAGGTATAGAGATAGTAAAAATATATAGTGGAAAATCTGTTATGACATTTGATGATTTAAAAGAGTGCGAAAGGTGGTTGAAAAAATGAAAGGAAAAATGATTGATATAAATTATGAAAAAGCAGACGAATTATTACTAAATAATTTTATACGATTATTAGTTGATGACTTCTTAGAAGAATTAGTTTAGGAGGATTGTATGATTAACGTGGTTGGTTATGCTCGGTTTTCAAGCGATAACCAAAGGCAAGAAAGCATTGACGCACAAGTACGAGCCATTGAGGAGTATTGCTTGAAAAATGGGTACAATCTAATAAAGGTATACAAAGATGAAGCAGTAACAGGAACATCCTTTAAAGATAGAGAGCAATTCTTAGAAATGATAGACGATAGCAAGAATAAGCTGTTTGAATTCGTGATTGTTCATAAATTTGATAGGTTTGCGAGAAACCGATATGACCATATTATTTGTGAAAAGAAATTAAATAATAATGGAGTTAAGTTATTATCTGTGTTGGAACAATTAAATGATAGCCCTGAAAGTGTGATATTAAAGTCTGTATTACAAGGAATGAATGAATATTATAGCTTAAACCTTGCTAGAGAGGTTAAAAAAGGGCTAAAAGAAAATGCTTTAAAATGTATTCATACAGGGGGAATTCCCCCTCTTGGATATGACATAGGAGAAGATAGAAAGTACATTATCAATGAGATAGAGGCAGATAGTGTTCGTTTAATTTTCAAGCTATATAACGAGGGAATGGGATATGCCAGTATCTCAGACTATCTAAATTCATTAGGTAGAAAAAATAAAAGAGGGCTTCCATTTCGGAAAACATCTATTCGGGATATTTTGCTAAATGAAAAATATATAGGAGTATTTGTTTTTGGAAAAAAGGACGCACACGGACATTTAACAGGAAATGAAATCAAAATTGATAACGGACTTCCTGCTATTGTAGATAAAGAGATTTTCTATCTAGTAGAAGCAAAAATGAAGAAAAGAAAAACAGGTACTAGAAGTACCGCACATATCCCATACTACTTAACAGGTGTATGTTATTGTGGAGAATGTGGCGGAAAGTTTTCAGGAGGATATAGAGCCAAGAACAGGAATGGAGATATTACATACGGATATACCTGTATCAATAGAAAGGCAAAAGTAAATGATTGCAAAAATAAACCTATAAGAAAAGAGTTATTGGAAGATACTGTATTTAATTTAATCAAGAAAGAAATCTTTACAGAAAAGAGAATCCAATCAATAGCAAGTAAAGTTGTAAAAACAATAGAAGAGAGAAACTTAGCAAAAGGAACACAGTTAGAAAAAATCGAAAAAGAATTAGGAAAGTTGAAAGAACAAAATGAAAAACTGTTATCTTTATTTTTAAAAGGACGTATTTCAGATGAACTTTTCAATAAAAAGCATAATGAGTTATCCACAGAAATTACATTTTATAAGCAAGAAATGATGAAGTATACATCAGATAAAAAAATAGATAGAGAAACTGTCTTAAAGTTCCTTTATACCTTTAAGGAAAATTTCAAAAAAGAGCAAACAAAAAAAGCCCTCATTGAGACTTTTGTAAAAGAGATAAAAGTATACGAAAAGCACGTTGAAATCGTGCTTAGATTATTTCCCTTGTATATTGATAGTAGTGGTGGAAGTGGCGGGAATCGAACCCGCGTCCGAAATTAA